GGTAGCAAATTTTCAATAATTATTTTAATGGAGGAATTGATTATGGCATTAAAGAAAGCAAAAGACGAGAGTATGGCAAGTGTTGTTGAACAGATTGAGCAGGAGAATATTCGGCAGTTGAATGACTGTGTTGTTGATGAAGATGGTATTGTCAGAGACGAACCTCTTTTAGCAGGTATTGAGTATGAGGGTGAACACCTCAGAACTTTTTCTTACCGTGAAATGAATGGTAAAGATGAAGAAGCAATCAACAAGCCGGAGATTAGAGCGAATGGTGGTAGATTAGTCAATGTACTGTTAGAGAGAACATTGGTAGACATTGGTGGCAAGACCAGAAAAGAACTCGGTCCGAAGAAGTGGGGAGAGTTAATCAGAAGTCTTCTGGGAGCAGACCTTGACTACATGGTTATGAAAGTCAGACAGCTCTCCAAGGGTAATGAGATTACATTTACCCACAAATGCCCGAACTGTAAAGCAACCCTAAAGACTATCGTTGGAATTGACGAGTTTGAAGTCACTCCGTTTAATGGAATGTACACTTATGGATTTGAACTGCCGGGTAGAGGTTACAAAGACTCTAAGGGAGCAGTACATAAGATTGGCACTCTTAGACAGATGAACGGAGAAGACAGAGAGATTGTGTTCCCATTGTTTAAGAAGAACATGGCTTCTGCCACAACAATGCTCTTAACACGTTTAATGAGCTTTGATGACGGAACACCTGTATTTAATGACAGAGTGGCAGATATGAGTTTAAGAGACAGAGAGTACTTGCAGGATTTAATTAAAGAAAATGTTTTCGGCATTGATACCAACCTTGAAATCACTTGTGATGTGTGTGGTGAAGACATTAGTGGACAGGTAGGTAGTTCTGATTTTTTCTAATGGAGTTTGTTGCATTTTTGGGGGAAGAGATATTAGTTCTCTCCCCCATTGATGTAACTGTCATGGAAATTCACAATCTTGCTTATTTCTATCACTGGGGCAGAGAAGAGCTTTGGAATATGCCATGCACTGAAAGAGGTGTGTGGAATGATAGAATAAAACAGCAGATTAAAGCCGAAAGTAAAGGTAGCAATAATAGTGGTAATACTCCGAAGTCTTCTTATAAAGAAAATAGATAAGAAGAAAGGAGGTTTACCTCATGGATTTTGGTTTAGGACTTATCTTGTCCTTCACTGACAACGCTACTGCCGGAATAAACAATGCGGCGAATCAGTTAATGAGACTGACGCAGATGGCAGAGCAGTCAACAGACTCTATAAATAGAATGGCAGACTTGACTGCTCTGAGTTCACTCTCAACAATGACCGGGCAGTTAGGTGACACCTTTCTAAGTATGGGAACAACCATTACTGGTATGTTCCAAAAACTGCTACAAGGTACAGTAGATACTGGTAGTCAGTTTGAGAGTTTGCGTATCACTGTAAATGCTTTAACAGGTGATGCACAAAAAGGTCAAGAAGCTATTAGTAAGTTAATGAGCTTTGCGGCTAAAACACCTTTTGAAATCAATGACCTTTCTGGTATGTTTACCACTATCACAGCGAATGGTCTTGACGCATTTGAGACTCTGACAAGTGCGAAAAATGGATTCCAACAAGAACTGATGGGATTCATTGGAGACCTTATGGCATTTAGACCAGATGTACCTGCTATGCAGTGGGGTACAGCTATCCGAAATGCTTTCAGTGGTGAAGTACGTTCCCTTAAAAATGCTCTTGACGTTGACGTTGAGGGTATTTTGGGTCGTTCATGGGGAGATACACCAGAACAGATTGCACAAGACTTCGCTGACCTTGCAGACAACTTAGGTGTTGCAGGTCTTATGATGTCAAATATGAATACATGGTCTCAGACACTTTCTAACGTGTCCGACCAGTTTACAAGACTCTTCCTTGCAGTTGCAGACGCAGGTGTGTTTAATGATTTGAAAGAAGCATTACAGGGTGTAACCAGTGCTATCTTTGAAATCAGTGACGCAGATATGGCTTCTATAGCGAAAGTAATTGCGGAGAGTTTAAGTTTCATTATTAAACCATTAGTGAGTGCAGGTAAAGCTATTGGTAACTTCATCAGATGGGTTACTAAACTTACTACCACTCAACCGAAACTTGCCAAGTTTGTAATACAGATGACAGCATTTGCAGGTGTCCTTTTAACCTTAACAGGTTTGGCACTTAAAGTAGTTTCCTCATTATCCGGGCTTGCAACTGTATTAATGGCTATGGGTGGTAGCTTCTCCTCTATGAAGAGTATTCTTGTAGGAGGTCTGAAAGCAATCACAGCCAGACTTCTTCCTTTAGGTCTTGCCATTGGTGGTATGTATCTTGCATGGAAGACAGACTTCGCAGGAATCAGAACTTTAATCACTGGATTCGTTCAGAACCTTATGAACTCATTCAGCACAGCTAGAGGTGCTATTAACATGAGTGTTGGTGGAATGATGAATGTGGTTACAGACTTACAGAGTAAAGGTGGTTTCTGGAATAACCTCACTGTAGGTCTTATGAAATTGATGATAGTGTGTCGTGCCTTATCAGAATTGTGGAATAGTGATGATGGATTTACGTTAAGTGAGGACACATTCTTAAAAGCGAAAGAGTTAGGGGTACTTCCTTTGATTGAAGCAATCCTTGACCTTAAATATAGATTCGGTTTATTCAAAGAAGGATTTATTGCAGGATTTAAAGAGGTAAGTGACAGTATCAAGAATTTCATTCAAGGATTACAGACAAACTTAAAAGGAACATTTATTGACACAGCTCTTGAAAAGCTGACTTCTTTCTTCCAGTTACTTTCCAGTGGTGACGCTGACGCATGGTTCAAATTCGGAGAGAGTTTCGGTAAATTCACAGCTAAAGCAATAGTGTTCTTTGCAGTGTTTAAAGTACTTGATAGTATTTTTGGTAAAGTCGCAAAAGTAGTAGGTATAGTAGGAACATTAGCGAAAGCCTTTGGTGGTGTAGGTAGAGCTATCGGTGGTATTGGAAAGTTTGTTACTAAACTCTTCCCTACCTTTACAAAACTTGGTGGTTTTATCAAATCCGCTTTTTCTGTGTTAATGTCTCCGGGTAGTTTGACAAGTAAGTTGGGAGCAATCTTTCCAAGACTGGCAAATATAGCTTCAAGGATTGTGCCTATCTTTACACAGACTATCGGACCTGCATTAGCAAATTTCGGAAGTACAGTTATTATGCCAGCTTTGCAAAGTATAGGTAGTGCTATCGTAGGATTCTTTAGTGGTTTATCAGCACCAGTGATTGCGGCGATTATTGCAGTCCTCGCACCTATTATTACTTATGCAGTGACACATTGGGAGGAATTTAAAGCGAAAGTGTCTGGCATTTGGACTACTCTAAAAGAGGAAGGTATGAATATCTGGAACTCCTTAAAAGATGGACTCAGTTCTATTTGGGAGAATTTAAAAACAGCAATTCAACCAGTAATTGACGCTTTTTTAAACTTTAAAGATAAAGTTGTAGAAGTTGCCGGAATGATTGGTAATGCTTTTGGTAAAGTGAAAGACTTCATTGTACAGAAAGCACAGGAGATTGCAAGTAATCCAGTATTCCAAGCTATCATTAGTGCTATATCTTCTGTTGGAGAGTTTCTTGTTAATGTTTTAGTACCTTTAGTTCAAGGTGTTATAAGCACAATTTCCACATTCATTCAAGGTGTGTGGAATGTTATTGTCACAGTAGTTAATTCTATTGTGAATATTATAAGTTCTGCTTTAAGTGGTATTATGAACATTGTCAGTGGTATTCTTGATATTATTGTGGGAATTTTTACTGGTGACTTAGATAGAATATGGCAAGGTGTTCAAAGTGTGTTTGGTGCTATCCTTAACTTCATTGGCACTATACTACAAAGTATCTGGAATGTGATTTCTTCTATTTTCAGTGCTATTGTAAGCACTATTGGTACTGCTTTACAAGCAATCTGGAATGTTGTACAGGTAATTTGGAACGCAATCAAATCTGTGATAACTACTGTGGTAAGTGCGATTGCAAGTTTTATCAGTTCAGCATGGAATACCATTAAAAGCACTATTTCAAGTGTGTTAAGTGGGATTTCAAGTACAGTTAGCTCTGTTTGGAACAGTATTAAAAGCACTATCTCTAATGTCATTAGTGGTATAAAGAGTGTAGTGTCTACAGGATTTAATGCTGTGAGGAGTACTGTGTCATCTATAGGTGCAAGTATCAAGAGTACTGTATCAAGCGTGTTTAATGCAGTTAAGAACACAATCAGCAATGTAATGAATGGTGCTAAGAGTATTGTATCTGGTGCTTTAAGTAGGATTAGTGGTTTCTTTAGTAGTTGTAGGTTACAATTACCACATATTGCACTTCCTCACTTTAGTATTAGTGGTAGTCTTAGTATTAACCCACCTTCTGTACCACACCTTAGTGTTAGTTGGTATGAAAAGGGTGGTGTGTTTGATAAACCAAGTGTAATCGGTGTCGGTGAGAATGGTCAAGAAGCTGTTATGCCACTTGAGAAAAATACTGGGTGGATAAGTGTACTTGCTTCTAAAGTAGGAAACCTTATTAACAGTAACAGTTCTTCAAATAATACACTAATCAGCAGTGTAACAGGTGCATTTACAAGTGCTTTAAGTGGAATCTCTTCCGCAGTAAGTTCTCTTACACCTTTCCTGCCGGAAGTAAGTGTAGATTCACCAGAACCATTTAAACCTACTCCAACACCTACTGATAGTGGAAGTCCTGTTATTCCGGGTAATTATTACACGAATAACAACACACAACAGACAACTACTCAAGGTGGAGACACAGATAATTCAGTAACCTTTAACTCTGGTGCTATTGTAATTCAAGCAAACGGAGCGTCCGAAGCAGAAGCAGAAAGACTTGCAGACCTTATCATGGATAAGATTGCAAGAAAACAGCAGATTAAGAAGATGGCTCATTACAAGAATATCAATGCACCAGACCCAGAGTTAGCTTACTAGGAAGGAGGAATTGACAGTGAGCAGAAAGTTTAATGCTGATAGTCCGGCAAAGACAAAGTGTTATTTTATCAACAACTCAACCAATAAAAAACTGGTATGTCAGTTCAATCCTACCAGTGTGCCTTATGAAAGGGAGTCAATGTTTAGTGACATTGACTCTCCCGGTATGAGCTATCCTTTAACACAATATTCTGGTGGTAAAGTCAGAGAGTTTACAGTGGAAGTGTTTATGTATGATAAACCTTACAGTGGAAAGATTAACACAGCTAGGAAATTCTTTGAAGCACTCATGCCACCGGAATATAATAAAAGTTCTTTTAAAAAGCCACCTACGGTTACTTTTGCTTATGGCTATTTCGTTAAAGTGTGTGTACTGAAAAAGCTGAAAGTAAATGACGAGTGGCTTGATAGTTATGGTAGACCTATTAGGACAAGATTCACATTAACATTAAGGCAGGTGGGAAGAGTATGATGTACGAAAATTCAAGATACCTGCAAACACCACTGTACACAAGATATGGTAACTCAAGTCCAATACTTAAAATGCGGAGTAGATTTAGTTTCAATATTGCCAATGCTACAGTGCATGAATGGGTAGAAGGTGACACCTTAGATGGTGTTGCCTATAAGTATTATGGGATATGTGCTTTAAGATGGGCTATTTTAGACGCAAATCCTAAATACAGAACAGAGTTTGATATTGAGTATGGTGACAGAATCTTTATCCCAGATTATGATGAAGTCTTAGAAATTGTAAACGTGTAGGAGGTGTTCTATGTCAAGCTATAAAAATGGAGAACTTCTTGCAATCGAATATAATGTATGGATAAGTGGTAAAAAGTTGGGAATGGATAAAAAGCAGTGTATCAATAATATTCAGATAACAGAAACAGTAGATGGTTCTGATATGTGTGTCATTAAGATTGCTGACCCAGAGTTTCTTTACATTGAGGATAATATCTTCATTGAAGACAACAAAATAAAAGTACAGTTAGGTTGGGTAGGAGTTTCCTATAGAGTTAAATTTGAGGGATATATTTCTGCTATTGATATTATCTTTCAAGAGAGTGGTCTCCCTCTCTTAACAGTTACCTGTATGGATAATACTCACTTGATGAATCGAAAGAAAAAGAGTAACACTTTCAAAAATACTACCAACGCAAAGGTAGTACAGAAAATCGTGAAAAGCTATGGTTTTAAATGTGTGATTGAGAGTGGGTATGCCTTTGAGAAACAAGAGACTATCACACAATCAGACCAGACGGATATTGACTTTATTACTCAGTTAGCAGGTAATGAAGTTTATCCATTTACAGCAAGACTTATAGGGAACACCTTTTATTATGTGAAGAAAGGTCACTTGAAAGACCCAAAAATGACCTTGACTTACTTAAATTATCCACATGACCTTATTAGTTTTAGTCCGAAAATTAACAAGGAATCTGCTCAAGTTGAAGTTGGTTCTTCTGTGGTTAAATCTTCTAATAAGAAACTGAGTTCTACGAAGGTTACTTCTAAAAGAACAACAGACAGTAAAACAAAGAATACTCCAAGTGGAGGTTCTTCCAGTGGTAGGTCGTATACTTATAACCCTAACAAGAAAACATGGAGTTAAAGGAGGTGAGATTTAATGGCTCGAAGCGGTTCAATGACATATGACCCAACTACAGGTAAATGGTCTTCTAGCGGTGGTGGAGGTTCTTCTAACAGAAGACCTTCATCTGGTGGTAATAAACAACCCTCTTCTGGAAGTGGTAATACAAAACCTTCCTCAAGTAGTGGTGGAAACATGACTTCAAGTAATTCTAACCCGAACTCTTCAACAGGTAGTGCAGAGAAGAAATATAACACGATTGAGTACAATATTCTCACAGGTCAACTAAAGTTTATTGCAACAAAAGAGACCATTAAACTCACTGCCGGAGACACTGTAAAGTTAAATGGATTAGGTAAGTATCTGTCTGGTTTATATTTTGTGCAAGATGTAACAAGACAGATAAGTAAAGAAGGATATTCTCATTCAGCCACAGTTATTAAGACGGACTTTGGAAACTCTTTAAAGAAGACCTCTACAAGTACTGTGGACAAGAAAGTTCCAAAGAAGAAAAAACCAGAAAAGAAAAAGGGTACTCAACCTGCTAAAAAACCTAAAAAGACTTCACAGCGTATTCATTATCTTAAAGCCGGAGAATGTCTGTGGAGTGTTGCTAGAAAGTATTATGGAAATGGAGCACAATATCCTAAGATAGCAAATGCAAATGGTATCAGTCCATCACAGTATAGGAGACTTCCTATTGGTCTGAAACTTATTATTCCATAAGGAGGTGAAATAGAAATGTCCACAACGTATGCAGGATTTTATAAAGGTATTGTTAGTAATACCAATGACCCAGAAAAAAGGGGTAGAATAAAGTGTTTGATACCAGATGTTCTTGGAGATAAAATAGAAAGTGCATGGTGTGAGCCTTGTGTTCCAGTAGCTTATGACACAGGTGGAGATTTCTGTCTCCCTCAACCAAAAGAGACGATTTGGATTGCCTTTGAAAAAGGAGACCCAAATTTTCCTGTGTATTTAGGTAACTGGTGGCAGAAAGAGACCACTCCTTTAGGAAAGAGCTATGGTTCTTCTAAAAACAAGGTTAGAATTATCAACTATGCAGACTGTACTATCACTATGAAAAATGGTGAGATTGTAATAAATGTTGGAGCAGGTGTATGTGACTTAAAAATCGTTCACAATAAAGTAACAGTTGATGGTTCTTTAGAAGTGAAAGGTAATGTTAGTTGTTACAATCTTAATGCAGGAAATGTCAATGCTTATGTCGGTAAGAATGGTGGAGGTATCGTTCATGCTGATACAAGAGTTGACGCACCTAATGTATAAAGGAGGAATCAGTTATGCCTAAAAGTGGTTTTAGAGGTATCAGTTATCCTTTTAGAATTGGACCTCAAGGTGGTGTAGTAATGTCAACCACAAGTGCTACAGACCCGACACATATTGTGGAAAGTCTTAGACAGATATTCGGAACTCATTATTTACAGAGAGTAATGGAAGCTGACATTTATTCAGAGCTTATCAATGTGGTGTTTGAACCGAATGATGAAACACTACAAGCAATAGCGAAGACAAGAATCATGGACGCTATTGAAAGACTTGAGGATAGAGTAGAATCTTCTGAGGATAATATTGAGTTCACAGTAGAAACAACAGACAAAGGTAGCTTTCTCTTTGCTACCATAACTTTTAAAATTATCAAGTATGAGACTTGGTACACAGCAAAATTTGAGGTAGGTGAGGTAAATGAGTAGAAAACTAACACAAGGTATTGATTATACAAGTAGAGATTATGAAGCATACAGAACTCTTTTAATACAGGAGTTACAGAAACGTATGCCGGAATACACTGATACAAGCCAGACTGACGCAGGTATTGTCATTATTGAGTGCCTTGCAAATGGTCTGGATATTTGCAGTTTATACAGTGATGTAATTGCAAATGACTGTTTCCTGCCTACCACACAAGACAGAAGAATTGCGGTGTTGTTAGCAAGACAGTTAAGGTATATTGCAAAGAACCAAACAGCCAGTGTTATCCAACAGGTATTTGTTTTAGGTAATGTGATGGACAGAGACATTATCATTCCTAAAGGTAGTGTTGTTCACACAGCTGAAAGTACTGATATGGTTGTTGTTTATTTTGAGACTACAGATGACCTTATCATTCCTGCCGGAGAACTTGGTGATGAAAAGACAGAAGCAGGTGAGTATAAGTACATGGTTAATGTACAACAAGGAACTTCTGTTAATGAAGACCTTTTAGGTACTTCAAACGGACAGCCTTATCAGTCTTTTAAACTGAACTATCAAGAAGTGCTTACAGACTCTATTCAGTTGATGATTGATGAAGGTAATGGATTTGAGTTATGGACTCAAGTGAACACCTTTATTGACAGTGACGAGACAAGCAAACACTACACTGTGACAGTGGACGAGTTTGATAACTGTTATGTTGAATTTGGTAGTGGTGCAAGAGGAAAAATTCCTGCTGTCTTTGATAATGGTATCATTGCTTCATACAGAACTGGTGGTGGAGAAATTGGTAATGTTAAAGCAAACACTATCACTGAAATTTCAGAGAGTGTGGCTTATGTAGAGAAGACTTTTAATCCTCACCAACCTTTAGTACTCGGTCATGAAAAAGAAAGTATTGAGGAGATTAGAGAAAATGCTCCTGCTACTTTTAGGACTCAAGACAGAGCAATCACAGCACAGGACTATGCAGACCTTTTAAGAATCAACTTCTATGAGGTGTTATCTGCTAAAGGTGTTCCAGATGAAACCACAAAACTGAAAATGAATGTGTTCTATCTTATGAGACAGGGTTATGAAATGACAGAGGAACTTCTGAAAAAGATTGCAGTGTTCTTTGACTCAAGAATTATTCCGGGAACTTCTTATCAGTTTAAAGAACATGGGGAGTATAAAGTTAATCTTACTGCTAACCTTATCATTGATGATGACTATGATAGGGCTACTATTACAGACTATGTAGAGGACTATGTGAAGAACACTTTCTTTGCTTATGGAAACATGAAGTTTGACACTAAATTTGCAAAGTCTGAATTGGAGAGTCAAGTGAGAGAAACTTTTGCCGGAGTTGAGTCCTTTAGAATAATCTCACCAGACAGTGATATAATCTCACCAGACAGTGATAGTAAGATTATCACTTTAGGAACATTCACATTAAATGTGACAGGTGGTAAAGTGAAGGAGGTGTAATATATGTCAAAAGTAATGGACAGCAAAACATTCAGTGGAAAATTATATAATACACTTCCTGTTATGTACCACAATGCTGACAGTATGGTTGACTATGCCCTCAAGAGATATTTACAGGTGTTATCTGATGGAGGATATTCCTTTGTAGTAGATGAATTGAATGGTATCTTAAATCTGAATGACCCAGAGAGAACTCCTTCCGAAGTGTTAGGTGTTCTCTTTGAGCAGTATGGTTTACCTCTGTTTAATGGTATTCCAGAAGTATATCTGAGAAAGTTACTTCCTATCCTCGGAGACCTTTATGCCAGAAAAGGTGCTACTACAGTTATTGAATACCTTACCTCTATTATCTCTGATGTAAAAACGGACATTGTAATTAGTCCAGATTTTTTGAATGACTATCATGTTGACCTTAGACTGGAAATGGACTATGACCAGACAGGTGCAAGAGACTTACCAGATAGAGAACAACTCCTTAGAATTATTAAGGAGTTTTTGCCATTCTTTATTGAGGTTACTATTATCTTTGTGTACCTGTTTTATGAGACAGCGAAGTTGCAAGCAAGGGAGAGACTTGAGGACTTTGTTACAGAAGTGAGAAGTGAGCATAGCAGACTTCTTAGTGGTAATAGAGAAGGACTGTTCCCTACTCTCAATAACTTTGACTTAGGACTCAACAAGAGTATTTATCTTAATGAGTCTTATTACTATGATGTAGAGGTTGACAAGTTCTGGGATAAGATAAAATATATTCTTCAAGAGACAGGAAATCTTGACCGGAGGAAATCTAATCAGTATTTAAGACCCACACTGAATAATCCATTTAAGTTATTGAATGATGACTTGGTGTTAAATGACTACATTGATACAGATGAACTTGTGGCAACAAATATCAAGACAACACCAATGTTAGATACTGGAAGGTTAAAGGTGCTTGAAGTTGTTGTGAATACCATGAAGAGTATCTTTGAAGAACAGGCAACACTTCCTTCTATTGGTATTACTGATGAAGGTAACTCAAGATTTAATATTGGTGATACTTTTGGTAGTGCTATTTTTGCTAATGACGATTTTATCTCAAAGACAGAAGAACACTCTGATAAGGTAGTTTATTTACAGTCCGAAATTGCCACAATTAGGTCTGATAAGTCTACTGAGATTTACAAAGGTGTTTTAAATAATTTTGTGGTAAGATTGAATGATAATCTCTATCTCAATGAAGGTGTTGACACTGACGAAAATATTGACACTGTTGGTCTTGCTGATAATACAAGTCTTGGCTCAGAAGATACTCACAGAAAAGAAAGTCTTGTGATTGGTGAGCAGAGATTTTATGCTTCTCTTAACACTGGATTTACTTTCAATAAAGACTTACTCACCAACGAGGGTCATGTTGATATAGGAAATCTTGCAGGAGAAGATTTAGAGAAATACACTGTAAAGGACACTGTACAAGAGACAGTGAGGGTGCAGAATGAGCATGACACAGAAATCATGGCATTTTTAAACACCTCTGTATGTGTTCTTAATACTATGGTGTTGAATAATATTCCGGAGTATGTTAAGATAACGGTAAATGGTGAGACTCAAGTAAGATACCCGACAATGTTCGGGTTAATGTAAGGAGGTAAGAAAATGGCTTATACAAGAAGAAACACCACTGATGGTGTTACTGTTATGAATAAAGACCTTTATGATAATTTGCAAGATGGTATTGATGATTTAAGGGTTTCTACTATTTATATGAGTAGTTATATTGAAGATAAAGAATTAGTAAGTGGGTTTTACTTATTAACAAATGAGTTTATTTCTTCTATTAACAACCCAGAGGTGAAAAGAATAGTTATAAATGTTCCGACAAGGGTTGTGACCACAAAACCCATATCCCTAAGAAATAATTTAGAAATATATAGTCCTAATAAATCAATGTTAAAGTTTGAAAAAGGATTTGGTTTTGATTTATCTTCCTATGCAGAAGGAGAGGTAGCAAAAAATATTTCAATTCATGACTTAACTATTTCTGGTGGTTATTCGGGGTATAATACTAAAGATTCATGGCTTATCCATGTTAATAGAGATGTTTCAGAGGTTAACATTTTTAACTTGGAATTAGTAGGTGGGTACAATGGAATCTTAATTGAGGGTTGGGTCTTGAATATCCGAAATATAAAAGTTAGTAACTTTGAGGGAACAGGAGTAAAAATAAGAAGAAGTGACAACACTTTTTCCAATTTTTATATAAATGGGTGTAATGGAGCAGGACTAGATTTTCAAAGTTCTAACAACAGACTTTCTAATTTTAAGATACTATCTTGTGGAAAAGAAACCCCCTCTGTACTTCTTAGTGGGACTAGAAATTTTATAATTGGATTAGAAATTCAAGATATTTTTTATAAAGCGGCAGAATTTAGAGAAGTAACTTATAGTATTATAGATGTTAATATTGATGGAATAAGAACTAATTTGGAGTCTCTCTCTTCCATAATTTTAGCTTCGTTTAGTGACGTTTCTAATAATTTTATTAGGTTAATTTCTAATAAATATAAATCTGGTCAGTTAATAGAAGACAATGATATTATTGAATGTTCTGATACAGTTATTTCTAATAGTATATATGCTCTTTTAAGTAATGTTATTTTTAATAATTATGTAGAGTTTAAAAATTCTATTACTGTAAATGGAGTATATAAAGATTATAACTTTCTTGATAAACTTGATAATATATACAAAAGAGGGTCTTCATCTGATGGTGCTACTTTGGTATCAGCTACTTGGTTAGATTTTTCTGAAAAAGATATTTATGTAGAAGGATTTGTTACGCAAGACACTACCTATGGAGGTATTAGATTTTATGGAGAATCTGGACATTCATATCTTATAGAAGGTGTTGTAGTGGTGGATAAGGAATCTACTATTGGTATGGGTAATCAAGAAGATTCTAAGTACCTTTTAAAAGTTCAGCCCAACTTTCCTACTCCATTTAAGTATTTAGTAACCCAGTTAAACAAAAGTCTTACCCTTATAAATACTTCTAAAAATACAAATGTAAAATTCATTTCTTTAGAGTATAGGGATGTTACAGGATTTGTCAAAGAAGGACTTATTTAGATAATATAGGAGGTATCAATTAAACTATGTTTAATGATAATACAAATTTTAAACAGGAGGACAAAGAAATCATGAATTTAAAAACTATGTCTAAAGATGGTCATGATGTTCACATGACAGGTGAGATTATTGACAGAATCCATTATGCAGATGGAAGAGTTGAAGAAAGAGTAGGACACAATCTTGTAGTCAACAACTTCTTAAACCTTGTAATGAGTCTGTTAAAACAGCAGAGTGGTTACAAAGGTATTCAGTACTGGGCTGTTGGAAGTGGAGCTTCTAGTTGGGATGGTAGTATGCCAAATCCAGACATTAACTCCACCAAACTCACTGCTGAGTTAGGAAGAGTTGCAATCGGAGCAGGAGAGATTAAGTTCCTTAACTCTGATTATAATGAGGTAAGCACACCTACCAACATTCTGCAAATTTCTCACACTTTCGGTCCTAGTGATTGTAATGGTGTTTGGAGAGAGTTTGGTATCTTCGGAGGTAATGCTACAACAGCAAAAGACTCTGGAATCATGATTAACAAACGTCACCATGCAGTTATTACAAAAACTGAGGAAATGACCATTGAGAGAGTCATGCGGTTCACTCTGAACTTAGTATAATTAAAGGAGGATTTAAAGAATGGCAAGTTTTGATAAATACACAAATCATAGAGACAACGCAGGAGTTTCTGGTGTTGTCTTTGGTGCTGAAAAACCACTTCTTGAAGTAGAAATGAATGAGGTGCAGGAAATTCAGAAGAGTATGCTTAGAAGAGCTATCAAAAACATCATTGGTGATGGTGTCACTGACCTCGGTAAGATTGTGTATGAAGGTGGGGCAGTAAAAGTAAAAGAGAGTTGTGCTTTAGCAGTTGACGGTTACATGGTTGAAAGCACTGGACTCTCTCTTACAGCTTCAAGCGGAACTGTTTACCTTCAAGTATGGGAAGAGACAGCTACTTACAGTGAAACACTGAAAAAAGAAGGAAATCAGCAGGACAATGCTACTGTAACTAACTGGTTTAAAGATAATCGTTCTGACACAGAGACTTCCAGACGTAAAGTGGTTAAATACACTCTTGCAACTACAACAAATTCGGCAAGACATAATCTTGCTATTGCTAAAGTTGCTGATGGTGTTATGACAAGACTGTGTAAGGAGATTAGCTTTAGCAACCTCTCTAGCACAGTTATTGACCTTCAAGTTCAGCTCGGAACTCTCGGAGAAGGTGTTATGGGTGTAGAAGTAGACCTTGACAACAACAATGTTAAGAGAATGGGTGATAACCAGTATTGGAGTGCAGGTGAAGATTATGACAAGTCTCCTGTATATGGTAACAGACGAAGATGTAATGTAACTGATGACGGAAAAGTTGTTGCTTTCTATGGTGATGAAGCCTATACAGAGACAGGTGCTTTAACTGTAGCAGTAGGTGATGTAACTGTAGGAACTAAAGTACAGTGTATGGTTATGCAACCTAAGTTCTATTATAAGAGAATCCCTGTCAGACTTGAGAAGCAGGTTGATGACACCTATCAAGTAAAAGGCTATCACATGACCAAGTGGATTGACCTTATCAGTCCTACAGCAAGAGACGGATTTAAACTTCACCCGGCATTTAAGAAAGGTGATGTAGAGCTTGATTACTACTTTATCGGTGAGAATGATGGCTGTATTGAAACCAGTGGAACTTATGACCTCACTTATAGTGGTACACTCTCTGCAAGTCCTTACACTGGACAGAAGTTCAGTTCTATTGCCGGAGCTAAACCTGCAAGTGGAGCTGCTGTTGCCGGAGTAAGTGCTACTGGTAACAGAAACCTTACAAGAGACGCAGTTAGAAAGCTGTGTGCTAACAGAGGTGTAGACTGGATTCAAGAAGACATTACTATTGCAAGTGCAGAGCAGATGTTATTTGTGGTAGAGTATGCAACATTTAACATTCAAGCAGTAAGTGTTTTCGGTAGTGGTGTTACAAACCTTCCTTGGATTGACAATATTAACAACTCTGTACCTAATCCGGCAAACACTACTTTAGGAAATGGCAGTGGTAAGATTACTGTTAAGTACATACACTCTAATGGTACTGCTTATAATGTTGATGTTCCTGTTTACAGAGGTGTTAAGAATCCTTTCGGAAACATCTGGAAATTCATTGATGGATTCCTCAGAAAACATTCCGCAGGTAGTGACTGTAATGAAGCATACTGGCAGGACGGAAGTAAAGACTTCTCTGATGCAATCGCAGATTATATTGCTACCGGATTTAGCTGTGCTACAAAAGAGGGTTATATTAAAGCCTTTGGTTACTCCGAAGACTGTGACTTCATGTATATGACTTCTAAAGTTGGTGGAGACAGTAACAGACCTGTAGGTGATTACTACTATGTCAATATGGGTAGTAATAACATCTACATTGCCCTATTGGGTGCGTGTTGGAATAGTGGTACGAAATCTGGGCTGTTCTATTGGACTCTGTATGATGTGGCTTCTCATCGTTATTGTAATATCGGCGGCCGCTTGTGCAGAAAATCAAAGACAGTCACTATTGCAGTAGCATAAAACTAAAGAAAAATTTTGAAGAAAGGAGAAGCCTATCTTCTTTACAAACGCTTGAATTAAGGTTATAATATGGACAGTGATTGTGACGAAACACCACTTCACTAAATCGGGTAATGATTTGGGTTATAAGCGGTCAAGAATTACAGAATTTCTTGCCACCAACAGTACACATGAAATACTTGGACGCTCAGTAATATGAGTGTTCCAAGTATTTACCCTATTGGGTACGAATTGGAATAATGGTACGAAATCTGAGCTGTTCTATTGGAATCTGAATAATGTGGCTTCTAATCGTAATTGTAATATCAGCGACCACTTCACGGCACTGTACTCAGTTTCGGAAGTGTTTACTTTTGAAATAAATTAAAAATCCGTGTAACTTCTTTACCCTACCTCTCTAACGTGGGTTAGGTCATCAGTGTTAAATGACACAAGTATGATGGTAGAACATATTAGTGTTTCATTGACAGCAGATAGTCTTGTTGGTAGCTGAGTAAAGAAGGTACACCTTTACAAAGCGTTTGAAGATTAGGCTTTGGAGTACATGGTTTATGAAGCGTCATTTATATCCTATAGACCCTGTAACTGGGAAAGAAGATAAGACGCTTACTATATGGGAAAAGATTTGTTCCATTGAAAATCTTAAACTTGCACACAAAAACGCTAGTAAAGGTAAACACTGGTACAAAGAAGTTCGTGACTTCAATAAAGACCCAGAGAAACACCTTAAAGCTATACAGAATATGTTAGTGTTAAGGACTTATGTTCCACTACCTTATGAGAAATTCCTAAGAAAAGAACGTGAGAAGGAAAGGGTTATTTATAAGTCACGTTACTTCCCAGAAAGAGTTATACAGTGGGCTGTCCTACAGGTGATAGCTCCAATCCTTTTAAGGCAGTTCATATATGATACCTACTCCGCAATTCCAGACAGAGGTATTCATTTAGCTTTTGAAAGGGTAAGAAATGACATACAAAATGATGTTGAAGGTACTCAATACTGTTTAAAGATGGACGTTAAGAAATACTATCCATCTATTGACAGAGAAATCCTTTTGAATGACTACAGAAGAATTTTCAAAGATGAAGGTCTTCTGTGGTATTTAGAATTAAACATCACAATGTCTCCCGATACAGGTATTCCAATAGGCAACTACCTTTCTCAGTTTAGCGGAAACTTCTACTTATCACCTTTCGACCACTGGATAAAAGAAGTCAAAGGTATTAAGTACTATTACAGATACATGGATGATATTGTTATCCTCCACCACTCCAAAGAGTACTTATATAAGTTGAAATGGGAGATTATAGAATATATGCGAGTGGAGAGACACTTGACTATCAAGAGTAATTATCAAGTGTTCCCAGTAGCAGACAGAGGAGTAGATTTTGTCGGGTATAGAGTATTCCCGGATTTTGTTTTATTAAGAGCTTCTACTTCAAAGAGAATGAAGTCAAAGATGACGAAAATTCGCTTGAAGGTGGAAAGTGGTGTAGAAATGTCTTACTCCGACTACTGTTGTATTAACTCCTACAAGGGTTGGCTATCTTACTGTAACAGTTACAGACTGTATAAGAAGTACTTCAAACCTTTAGAGAAACCTGTGGAGGAGTATTATATAAATCATTTAAAGAATGGAGGAAAGAAAGCCAATGAAAACAATGGAAAATGTTCAGTCAACAGTAAAGCCGAAGGAAGTTGAATATGATGGTAGTCATGTGTATGTGAATACCAACATTAAAGAAGTTCCAGAGAGTGAACGTGTGGCTGAAAAAGGACAGTTAGCAGAAGGTCAAGAATTAGTTCCTCTGTACTCTTACACTGTGAAGGAGTATGAGAAAGACGAATTTTTAACCGCTTTGTCTACAGGGCAGGTTACTCTTAATGAAAGAGCTACTTCCTTGGAAGATATGATTCTGGAAATGAGTGAGGTTGTCTATGCTTAATGTTTTAGACCAACTTCGCCTTTTCATAACTTTTGGAAAGGAGGGAGACACCATGATTGCAATGCTTTGGGCACAGAGAATTATGAATGGTAAGAAAACTTACAATGATGTTCCGAGACTTCTCAAAGAGCAGGTCAAGGAAATTCTCATTGAGAGTGGTGTAGAGTTTCTTGTTACAGAAACACCTGCACAACAGTAAGAAAACTGCATAAGGAGGTAAACACTCATGAAGAAAATTTCACAACTTTGGGCTGATAAGATTATCGCAGGAGATAAGACTTATGCAGAAGTTCCTGCACAGCTCAAAGACGAAGTAAAACAGGCTTTAAAAGAGAAGGGTTATCCTAAACTTGCTAAATAAAGCCTAACACAAAGACCTTTGAATTTTAATGGTTCAGAGGTCTTTTTAGTATAGACATAACATTTTCAATGTGGTATTATTTAGTAAGCATAATAAAAGGGAAAGGAGAACCTAATGGATAAGTCAATTTTAGAACTTGCTCAAGAAGTTACTGGTGTTCAGTTCATTATGGCTCTTCTCTTTATTATTGCTCTTATTGTTCTGGCTATGACACAAAAGCAGAAACTATTGAAGTATTTAAACAAGTGGAGAAAGACTAAAAACGAAGAAGAAGACTTTCATGCTCTGGTTTATGGATTGAAAAACTCTATGATAGAGTTGGGGAAGAAGATTGAGGAAAATCGTACCGAAAGAGAAAATGAGAGAACTCACGACAGAGAGGACTCAAGAAAAATTCGTGAAGAAATGTATAAGGTAATGAACAGACAGTCAGCACAGATTGAAAAACAGTCTGAACAGATTGAGGAATTAAAAAACATTACCCTCGGTATTCAAAAGAAAAATTCAGAAACAAAAAGGGCAGAAATCAAAGAGAAGATTGAGCGTATTTACAGGGAGTGTCACCCTGCAATGACTTGTACTGATATGCAGTTGGAGACCTTGAAAGAGCTTATCGACCAATATGAAAAGCATGAAGGAGATAACTCTTTCGTCCATAGTACTGTACAAAAGGAAATGTATTCATGGCACGTTATAAATGAAATAAAGAGTTCTAATGACTCTTTATAATAATTTAAGGAGGTAATGTATAATGATTACTGTAGAAACTATTATGGCAAATCTTTCAATCGTAATGATTGTAGTGGCTGTACTCTGTACTGTGATTTCAGTGATTACAGAGTTCACAAAAGAGATTGGATTCCTTAAAAAGATTCCTACTTCTTTACAGGTACTTGTGCTTTCACTCATTGTGTGTGTTGTGGCACTTTTCATGTATCTGTCTTATGCAAAAATCGCATTTGTGTGGTACTATTTAGTTGCTGTTATTCTTGCAAGTTTCCTTGTCGCAATTATTTGTACTAAAGGTTGGGATTACCTTATTGACATTTGGAAACGATTTTACAAGAAAGATATTAAATAATACAGGCAGGAAAGGGTAACACATAAATAGTGTTGCCCTTTTAACTTAAAAGGAGGTAATAGAAATGAATAAACAAGAATTTATTACTAAGATTGCAAAGTATGTCAAAAAGTATGCTAACTCCTATGGAATCAAGGTACACAGTCCTATTATTGCACAGGCAATTTTAGAGAGTGGTTGGGGTGAGAGTAGACTTGCTTCTCAGTACCATAACTACTTTGGTTTAAAGTGTGGTACTAAGTGGACTAGTAAGAGTGTGAACAT